AAAGCATTTTCACTTTTTAACAACTATTTATTCTAGCGAATCTAGGAGTAAATTCATGTCATCTATGCTAGAACAAGCAATTATCGAAGCCGAAGAGCTTAAAAGAGTAGCTACTCGTAATGCCGAGCAAGTTATTTTAGAAAAATATTCAAGAGAAATCAAAGAAGAGATGGAAACACTCCTAGAACAAGATTTGGGTTTAGGCGGTGATGCTATGACTATGACTGGCGGCCTTGATCTTGGTACGGGAGCAACAGCCAAACCTCAAGTGGATTTTGAGGGAGCTAAAAAAGACGGCGACCATATCCCAAATCAGCTAGAATACGCAGCTTTTGATGGTTTAACAATTGGAGAAACCAAGTATCCATCACAAGACGAGCTAGTAGAAATTAATCTAGATTCACTATCAGAATATGAATTAAATCCAGACATGGGTCCAACTAGTCGCAATCTTTCAGAGTCAATTGAGATTGATGATAGTTTCTTATTTGAAATAATGGACGACGGTGAAGAGCTTGAGCTAGTGGAAGAAGATGATGAAATCCTTGATGAAGAAACTTTGTTAAATAAAAACTCTAAGAAAGGAATGTGTGAAGAGTGTGGTAAAATGCATGAAGGCGATTGTGGCATGGATGAATCAGGAATGCCACAGGGCTATAAGCCAACAATGACTGAAGAAGATGTGCTAGAACTAGATGATGATGTTCTGGCAGAAATGATCAAGGTTGATTACCGCTCAGTTAAAGAAGGTAATCCCTTTGGAACAAATCAAGAAAGAGATGAAATGAATCTCATCCTCGCAGACCTTAAACAACAATGCGAGGATTTAAACATGAAGAACGAATCACTCAAGAAAGATAACAAGAAAGTTGTTAAAGAATCACTTGAGTACAAAAAACATTTTGAGTCTGCTGAGAAAAAATCTAAAGACTTAAGCAACAAATACGCATCATTGTTGGAGAAGTTTCAGGAACTCCGAGGAGCTTTTGAAGAATCTCAAATGATGAATGCTAAATTGGTTTACACTAATAAGGTTCTATCGGATGATAAACTTAATGTTCGTCAGAAAGATAAAATTGCCGAATCTATCCGTAGCTCCAATAGTGTAACCGAAGCAAAGATAGTGTACGAAACTCTAATAAACGCAGTGGAGAGTACTTCTAAGAAGGGACCAGAATCGCTGAGTGAAGCTGTTACACGTCGCGCTAACCCTCTCTTTATCAAAGAGAGAACCGAGGTTAAACCCTCAAACGACTTTGCTAGCCGTATGAAGCGTCTAGCAGGAATTGACAATTAACTTAAAGGAGAAAAACAATGTCAACTATCGTAGAAAGTTTAACACGCGACATCGTTAATCGTGACCTCCAAGCTGAAGGTACTGCTCTTCTCAAAAAGTGGGAGAAGACAGGTCTTCTAGAAGGTCTAACCGATGAGCGTACAAAGAACGGCATGGCTCGTCTTTTAGAGAACCAAGCCAAAGAGCTTCTTCGTGAAGCTTCAACAATGTCTGCTGGTGATGTCGAGGGCTTCGCTGCTGTCGCCTTCCCAATCGTCCGCAGAGTGTTCGGTGGTCTTATCGCCAATGAACTCGTTTCTGTTCAACCAATGAGCCTACCATCAGGTCTCATTTTCTTCTTAGATTTTACTTACACTGATAGCCACCTTCCAGGCACAGAAGAAGGTTTCAATGCTTTTGCATCTGGTACATCCGTTTACGGCGGTGGAGTTGTTGGTCGTGAGGTTACCGGTGGTGTAAACCTTGGTGGCGTTAATGCCGAGCGCGGCGCTTATGCCCTAAACAACGGCTATGCTTCAGCTACTGGTACCGTTGATTTGGCCGCCTCCTCGTCGCTCGGAGCTGGTAAATACACAATTGGCAGCGCGGTTGCTCTATCCGCAATGACTGATGCTCAGAAGACAAGCATTCTTAATGATGATCCAGATGAGCTTGGCTCAACTGATTCACCACAGTATGCTCAAATCACCTTCAACACAAGTGATTTTACCAACCTAAATCTTGACAATTTAATTACAATTAACCTTAAGAAAAAGGGCAGCGGCACAGAAACACTTGCTGACACTGCCCGTGTTGTAAGAAGATTAAGCAAGCTTCAGAACAGCGGTGCTGAAGTTGTAGTTGTCGTCCGTGCAGCCGGGACTAGCCCCATCAGCAGCTCTGCCAATGGTTCTGTCTTGACTGCTAACTATGCCCGTACAGACATTAGTACTCAAGGTTCTGCCCCAATTGGTGCTCTAGAGCTAGACCTCTTCTTAGAAGGTGCTGGCGATGGCTCAAGCTTCACACCCAGTGGTGTAGCTTCTGGTCAAAATACAGCAATTGCTGAGATTGACATCAAGGTTGATTCCATCGCTGTTACAGCTAACACCAAGAAGCTCAAAGCTAAGTGGTCACCCGAGCTTGCTCAAGACCTCAACGCTTACCACAACCTCGACGCCGAGGTTGAGCTTACAAGCATCCTTTCTGAGCAAGTTGCTCTAGAGATCGATCAAGAGATCCTTAATGATCTCGTCAAGGGTGCTACTGCTGGTAAGAAGTATTGGAGCCGTCGTCCCGGTAAATTCGTTAACCGCGACACAGGTGTTCAAGTTGGAGCTACAACTTCAGCCCCAGACTTCACTGGTACTGTTTCAGAGTGGTATGAAACCCTTGCTGAAACCATCAATGATGTAAGTGCTCAAATTCACCGTAAGACACTTCGCGGTGGTGCTAACTTCGTAGTTTGCTCACCAGAAGTTGCTAACCTTCTTGAGTTTACTGCTGGTTTCCGTGCTACCGTTAACATGGAAGACCTTAAGGGTGGTTCAATTGGCGCTGTCAAGACAGGCTCACTCTCTAAGAAGTTTGATGTTTATGTCGATCCATACTTCCCACGCAATGTGGTTCTAATTGGTCGTCGTGGCAATAGCTTCCTAGAGTCAGGCTTCGTCTATGCTCCTTATGTGCCACTACAAGTCACACCAACCATCTTTGGTGTCGAGGACTTCGTACCCCGTAAGGGCGTCATGACTCGCTATGCCAAGAAGATGGTTCGTCCAGACATGTATGGTCTAGTTATTGTCCAAGACCTTATTGGTTAATAGCTGACTAAGCGTAGTCAAAAACAGGTTCCCCGTTGGGTTTTTTACTCAGCGGGGAATCTTCTTTTTGTAGAGACTATTTATTAATGTATAAAGCCTAAAGGCATTTAACTAAGGAGAAAAATAAATCATGGCTAAGAATGGTTATTCAATGTCTAACAGAGTTGCTGTTTTAGAGGCAACAGACAATGTTACACTAACAGCAGACGATTGTGGCAAAACAATTTTATTAAACGACGGAACAAATGGCTTGGTGCTTACACTACCCAGTTGTGCTGATGCAGGTGCTGGCTGGAATTGTGATATTAGAATCGTCGCATCTGCGGCATCAGGTAAAACTTATAAGATTAGCACTGCCGGTGCGACTGCTACTACCGACTTTTTTGTTGGTGGACTCGCAATGGTTTCAACTGACAGCGTTACTGCGGAATGTCTTTCTGTTGCTTCAGACGGTAACTCTAATGACCACATAAACTTAACTTTCCAGACAAAGGGTGGTTTAGTAGGTGGACACATTCAGGTTGTTACTGATGGAACTCTCTGGTTTGTCAAGGGCACTGTATCAGGTGCTGGTACTTTAGAGACACCATTTGCTGATTCATAATCACAGATAACAGGAGATTAAAATGGAAAGCGTAAAAAAAGTAGTAAAAGCAGAGACCGCAAAATCAAGTGGTAAAAAAGTTAGTGTTGAACAGTGGCTTAAAGCATACCTAAAACACAAGATAGCCCCTAGAGAAAATGGTGTAAAGGGCGAGGCAGCAGAAGAGCTAGCCAAACTTGAAGCTGAACTACTAAAGCAACTCTAATCCTAATAGCCATAGCTTTATACGAGACCCGCTAGCTTAAACTCTAGCGGGTCTTCTCGTTTTTAAAACTATTTACTAAAGCAGGAGATTATTTAGATGGCTCAACCTACCCTAACACCAGCTAGTTCTACACCAACTTACATTTTACCATCTGCTTCGTTGGCTAGCACAGCTTTTACATTTAGTTACCCATTTGGCATTTATGGTTCAGGTGGACCACTAGAATCAGAATACTTTGCTTCAGGAGCAGCAGATCAAGTTGCCTTTACCTACAAGAGATTAGGTGGAGATGTCTTAGACATTGAATTAACCCAAGGAAATGTCTTTGCTGCCTATGAAGAAGCCGTCTTAGAATACTCCTACATAATCAACCTACACCAAGCCAAGAATGCCCTCTCAAATGTCCTAGGATCGGCTACAGCGAGCTTTGATCATAATGGTAACCCCATTGCTGGTGATGCTCAAAATCTCAAAGCAGAGCTTAAATACCCCAAGTTTAAACTAACTTATCCTGTAAGGGTTGCTAGGGGATTAGCTCACTATGCTGGACTTAACGGAGATGTAAGACACTACTCAGCTAGTTTTGTTCCTACAAGTTCAGTTCAAGACTATGACCTACAAGAAATAATCTCATCTAGCTTTCCAAACTTAATCACAGACAACCAAAGAGCAGTAATAACAAATGTTTATTACAAGACTCCATTTACAATGTGGAGATTCTTTGCTTATTATGGCGCTCTTAATGTTATTGGTAATCTATCAACTTATGGTCAATACTCAGATGACTCAACATTTGAAGTAGTTCCAACTTGGCAAAACAAAGCCCAAGCAATGGCTTATGAGGATTCAATCTACACAAGAGTTAGCCATTATTCATTTGAGTTAATGGATAATAGGTTGAGATTATTTCCAATGCCAGAATCAGGTCAAATGCCAGATAAGTTCTGGTTTAGATTCTACGTTGAGGGTGGAGCTTATGATGAAGATCCAACTAGAAAAGAAGGAATGGACGGTGTTAACAACTTAAACACCCTACCATTCAGCAACATTGCCTACACTAACATTAACTCTATTGGTAAGCAGTGGATTCGCCGCTATGCCCTTGCCTTATCTAAAGAGATGTTAGGACAGATTAGAGGTAAATTCGGCGGTTCTGTGCCCATTCCAGGCGATAGTGTAAACCTTAATGCTTCAGATCTATTAAATCAAGCCAGTTCAGAGAAAGAAACTCTAAAAACAGAACTGAAAGAAATCTTAGATCAATTAACTTATGTTGAATTAGCTAAGAGAGATGCTGAATTAGTAAAGAACAATGATGAACTTTTCGCTAAAGTTCCAATGCCAATCTATCAAGGATAATTAAATGCCAGATCCAGAGAACAAATGGGAACAACCAGCAGCACCTCCAGGTCCAGTCTTCTTTAATAAGAAAGAAAGAGACTTTGTTAAGCAAGTAACTTCAGAAATTACTGATAGAGTTGTTGCCCAGCCTATTGCTTATTATCCTCTAAGTGTTGAACAATCCAACTATCATCCACTTTATGGCGAAGCAATCGAAAAGACCTTCCTACCACCTATTAGAGTTTATGCTCTTGTGACCTTTGAAGGAATTCAAACAGAAACTTCAGACTTTGGGGTGGATAAAAAAGCAACAATCAACATAAAGTTTCATAAAAGAAGATTGGCTGAAGATCAAAATGTTTTTGTTAGAGAAGGCGACTATGTTCTTTATGGCGACATCTACTATGAGATTACAGAACTAAACGAGCCAAAGCAACTATTCGGACAAATTGATTTTCGTTATGAAATCGAAGCTAAATGTGTAAGAGCAAGAAAGGGTAAGTTCAATGCCAAATAAATCAACAAAACCAAAAGCCCTTAATCCATCAACCTTAGAGACAGTTGATTTTGCTCTTTATAATTGGTTGAATGAGACTCTAGACATCTACACAGATTCTAACGAGGGTCGTAGAAAAGTTCCTATTATTTGGATAACAGCAGAAAGAGCTTTCCAAGTAAAGAACGACAAAGAATTAAGAGAGATTGACTCACAATCTATTATCTATCCTGCGATGGTAATAGAGAGAACTTCAGTCTCTAAAACAAATGCGAATGAAAGAATAATCCCAGGAAACATCTTTCCTCAGATGGATAGAAAAAGAGGAGCTTTTCCTCTTTATAGAAGAATAGTAAAAGACAAAACACAGAACTTTCAAAATGCTCAAGCAAAGAGATTCACAAATCAAACTCAAGAAACATTTAAACTACCATTTGAATCAAATGAGGTGGTCTATGAAACTCTTTACACTGGTTATCCTGTCTTCTTAAACATGAACTATGTTATCAAGATAAGAACAGACTACATTCAACAATTAAATGAAGTTCTATT